GGCAGTGCCTGTAATTACAGAATAGGAGAGTAACGATGAAAAGTCAATCTGTTGAAGAAAATCGACAAATTTCGACAAAGAAAGAGAGGTGAAACACATGGCAATTCAGTACACATCAGAAGAAAAAAAGTACGTTCTCCTTAAAGGAAACATCCTGAAACGTATGGAAGCTGAAAGAGTATCTGATGCTCAGATGGCAACTGCTACAGGGATGGCAGTAAGAACATACAAGGAGAAGAAATTGTATCCAGAGAAATTTACTTATCCAGAGCTCAGAAGATTGTTTATTCGGTTGAAGTTTCCGGAGAGTGAGATATTGGAGGCACTGACATGAGAGATCTAATCGATTCCGTTCTGATCGGAGGATGTGCAAGCTATCTTCCGTTCTGGATCTGGAATAATGCAGGTGATCAGCTCGTCGGAGCACTGGCACTGATCGGAATAACATACATAGTCAAACGGTGGCATGTATGGAAGGTGTAACTAAAAAGGATCCTCAGAGCTGCAACTCAGAAGGACCCAAAAGATAATAATAGTTTATCACCCTTATTGTATGAGGGTAGAAAGGAAAAGTCAATGATTAAAACAGAGAAAAGGGGAAAGTAAATGAAAGAAGAAAGATTTACAATTCCCAATCCGAACGGTGCCGGTTATCGGATTCCAGCCTGCAGGGGCGGGAACTTCCGGATAGAGTGGCAGCAGGATCAACCGGTTGTATATGGAAGTATTGCTGATCAGCTGGGTGCCTATGAAGATATTGGAACTATTGAAGAATTGAGAGAACTGAAAGCGAGGAAGATTAAATGAAATTAAATAAACTGGTATCTACTTTAAATATGGAGCATGAAGAATGGCTGGAAAACAGACGTAAAGGCATCGGCGGTTCTGATGCCGGAAGCATCTGCGGACTGAATCCTTATTCTTCCGCAATTGCAGTATTTCAGGATAAAACACAGCCATTGACAGAAAAGCCAGATAACGAATCTATGAGACAGGGGCGTGATCTGGAAGAATATGTTGCCCGCCGGTTCATGGAAGAAACTGGTAAAAAGGTACGAAAGGCAAATGCAATCTTCTATAAAGAAGAGCAGCCCTTCATGCTTGCAAATGTAGACCGCCTGATCGTTGGCGAAAATGCCGGATTGGAGTGTAAGACAGCATCTGCGTATTCTGCTGATAAATGGAAAGACGGACACATTCCGGAATCTTATGAGATCCAGTGTCACCATTATATGGCAGTGACCGGAGCTGATGCCTGGTATATCGCATGTGTGATTTTGGGAAAAGAATTTGTTTGGCACAAGATTGAGCGTGATGAAGAAATCATCCAGATGCTGATTAGCGTAGAATCGGATTTCTGGAATAACAATGTGCTTGCGAATAAGATGCCGGCACCGGATGGAAGTAAAGCTGCGGAAGAATTGCTCTCGAAATATTATAAGACTTCTGATCCGGACAAGATGATCCCGCTAGTTGGATTTGATGAGAAATTAAAGCGAAGGGCAGAGATCACGGCTCTTCAGGACAAGCTGGAGAAAGAGAAGAAACAGATCGAGCAGGAAGTCAAGGTTTATATGGAAGATGCGGAAAGAGCTGATTCTGATAGTTATTCAGTCACATGGAAATCGGTAACTTCGAACCGTGTAGATTCAAAAAAATTGAAATCAGCTTATCCGGAAGTTTACAAAGAGTGTGTGAAACCTGCTCCGAGCAGAAGATTTGTAGTAACGGAAATTGCATAGGAGGATAAATGAAATGGGAGTAAAAGACGCATTAGCTGAAAAAACAGAAGGCAAAGGTGCTGTAAAACTTACAAAATCTATGAGTATCGCAGACATGATCAAGGCTATGGAGCCTGAGGTCAAGAAAGCACTGCCTCAGGTAATTACACCAGAGCGATTTACCAGAATGGCATTATCCGCATTGAACACGACACCAAAGCTTGCAGAGTGTAGCCAGATGTCCTTCCTTGGTGCGCTGATGAATGCCGCTCAGCTTGGTCTTGAGCCGAACACGCCACTTGGACAGGCATACCTGATTCCTTACCGAAATAAAGGCAAGCTTGAGTGTCAATTCCAAATCGGTTACAAAGGTCTTATCGATATGGTATACCGGAACGACAATATCCAGACAGTGCAGGCACAGTGCGTATATGAAAATGATGAATTTGAGTATGAACTTGGTCTGGAACCGAAACTGGTACATAAACCGACATTAAAGGATCGAGGCAATCTGCTTCTTGTGTATGCACTCTGGAAAACAAAAAACGGTGGTTTTGGTTTTGAGGTGATGAGTAAGGAAGATATTGATAATCATGCAAGAAAGTACAGCCAGAGCTTTTCCAGTAGCTATAGTCCGTGGAAAACAAACTATGAGGAGATGGCAAAGAAGACAGTTATCAAGAAATGTCTGAAATATGCTCCGGTCAAATCAGATTTTGTTATGCAGGTATCCAATGATGAGACCGTCAAGTCGGAACTTAGCGTAGACATGTCTGAGATTGCGAATGAGCAGGAGCCGGTCATTGATGCAGAATATAACGAAGTTGTAGCAGAGCAGGAAACAGCAGCCGCAAAAGCATAACTCAGTAACGGTGCTTATGATCCATCAAAAGCATTGAAATATATCACACAAAATAACAGACAGCCCCGGAAACTCCCGGGGCGGAAAGGGGTAACATGAAACACATCAATATGGAAACCTTTGCGAATGGAGCATTCACAGAGCAGATCAACCGGGAGTTGAAGAAAGTGACAGAAAACATTCAGGATCCTAATACGGATGCAACCGCAAAGAGAAAGATCACAGTTATGATCGAGTTCAAACCGAACGAGACAAGAAATTTTGTGACCACAGGAGTACAGGCGAAAGCAACACTTGCACCGGCACTGGGAGCTGTTACAGCACTCAGTATGGGTAAGAACCTCAAGACCAATGAGGTTGAGGCATATGAGGTAGGAAGCCAGATTCCGGGACAGATTACGATGGAGGAGACTCTGGAAGCTACAGAAGAGATGGAAGACGGCAGAGTGGTAGATAAATCTACCGGAGAGATTTACGAGACACCAGCTAAAAATGTAGTTGATTTAAGAGCTGTACGTCAGGCTTAAAGATAGAAAACAGGAGGATAAAATACTATGATCAGAGAAGCAATGCAGTTTTTAACAGGATTGAAGGAAGAAGCAATGGAGCCGAAAGTGATTGAGATTGCGGGAAAGACATATTGTAATAAGAATTTACAGAGATATGATGAAGAGCCTACGGCAAAAGAGATCACTGCATCAACACTTACTGCAATGATCGATTATATCTATAATCTTTCCGATGAATTAAGAGAGAACATGATCATTCATGTGCAGGATCCGCAGACAGTCCGCCTCTATAGTGGATTAAATAAAGAACGTAAAAGAGAATATCTGTTCAGATCAGATGCCATTGTGCCATGCTTCAGATATGGCAACTATTATGGACAGGAAGAATTCCTGATCGAGATGCAGGCAAACTTTGAGGTGACTCCTGATCTGGAAACAATCCTTAAAGTTGCAGGTAATGTGGAAGCAAAGACAACTGCGAACTATGGTGATGACGGAGTTACCCAGAAGACAACTATCAAGCAGGGAATCGCATCTAAAGCAGATGTTCTTGTGCCGAATCCGGTTACACTGACACCATACAGGACTTTCCTTGAAGTCAAGCAGCCTTCCAGCGAATTTGTATTCCGCATCAAGGATAACGGCGGTGCCCCGGCATTTATGCTTGTCGAGGCAGAAGGCGGCCTCTGGAGAGCAGAAGCAATGCAGAACATTAAAGAATATCTTACGAAATCACTGGAAGATATTTCAGATGAAAAGAGCAAGATCACAATCATTGCATAATTATTGGTTATACGTACCCCGTCTGGAAACAGGCGGGGAGATAGAAAGGAATACATGAAAACGATTTGTTTTACAGTGCCCGGCAAGCCGCAGGGAAAAGCGAGGGCACGTACATTTTATAACCCCAAGACACAGGGAATGAGCAGCGTGACACCGGAGAAGACCGTACTGTATGAGAATTTTATTTCTACCTGCTACTTACAGATAGCAGGAGAAGAAAGATTTGAAGATACTGCATATATCCGGATACGCATCCAGGCATTCTTTGAAGTACCAAAGAGCAGCTCTAAGGTGAAAAAGGAAGCTATGTTGAATGGCGAGATCCTTCCGGCGAAGAAACCGGATATCGATAATATTGCGAAGGCTGTTCTGGATGCATTGAACAGTGTTGCATACCGGGATGATACCCAGGTAGTGGAATTGCAGTTAAGGAAACAATACAGTGAAAAGCCACGAGTAGAGATCTGCATGGAAGAACTGGAGGTATAACCGGATATGGCAAGGCGAAAGCAGGAAGGAAATCGCTTTTTTCGCCTGGACGTGGATTTTTTCTCGGATAAAAAGATAAAGATCCTGAAGGCCAGATATGGAGCCGATGGGATCACCCTGTATATGTATCTTCTGTGTGAGATATATAAATCAGGATATTATTTAAAGATTGATGATGATTTTGAGTTCATTGTATCGGATGATCTGAACATGGACAGCAACAAGGTGAAGCAGGTTTTGAACTTCTTATTGGAACGGTCACTGTTTGATAACACACTTTTTCAGTCGGACAAGGTCTTAACCTCTGCCGGAATACAGAGGAGATATCAGGCAATGGTAAAAGCCAGGGCATTGAAAAATCCGATCACAGTAGAAAGGTTTTGGCTCCTTCAGGAGGAAGAAACGGAAACCTTTATTAAAGTGAACCCTTCTTTAAATAATTCTGAGAATAATTCGAATAATTCCAAGAAAAATAACGATAATTCCGAGAAAAATGACATAAAAGGAAAAGAAAGGAAAGGAGAGTATATATATACGGCTCCGCCGGGTACATACTTTGCTGATTCTTCTTTGAATGAAGCCTTCCTGTTGTTCCTGAAGGTGAGACAGAACAATGGAGACCGTCTGACTGATGAACAGATACAGCTTCTGAGGGAAGAACTGAGTTCCATGTCTGACAAGACGGAAGAACTGACCGCCATTGTAAAGAAGTCAGTGATGAGTGGATGGAAGACATTTTATCCATTGAAGAAGAGCCGTGGCAAGAAGACAGATGCGAAGAACAGCAAAAACCGGTTTAATAACTTTCAACAGAGAGAATACGATTTCGATGATTATGAAAAGCAGTTGTTGAATAAAGGACAGGAGGGATAGTTTATGGACAAACTCTGTGCAGTGTGCTGTGGTACTTGTGTATGGTGTGACTATAATCCTAAAACGGATGAGCTTATGTGTAAAAATCCTGATTCTGAAGGATATAAAGCGCGGACAGATTTTAATGATTATTGTGGAGAGTATGGGGAGGGATAGCTTATGGACAAAACCTGTGTAACATGTATTGACAACGACGATGGTCTCTGTGACCGCAAAGGGATCCTGGTCCATGATGATGATACCTGCAGTCAGCATAAAGAATCATGGAAAGATGCAATGTTAAGGCAGTTCAACAGAAGAACAATGAGGTATTGAGTCCTTCACTCGTAATGAAGGGATCGTGAAAATAGACAGAAAGGAGCCAGCCTCCGGCCGGGGCAAGGGTATACCGGGCTTCTGAGAAATATGATTCATGGAGAACTAATTGTAGATAATTTTGCAGGTGGAGGAGGTGCTTCCACCGGAATAGAGTTGGCTACGGGATATAGTGTTGACATAGCAATCAACCATGATCCGGAAGCTATACGGATGCATAAGACAAATCATCCGAACACAAAGCATTACTGTGAGGACGTATGGCAGGTTGATCCTGTCGAAGCATGTAAGGGCTATCCGGTAGGACTTGCGTGGTTCTCACCTGACTGTAAGCATTTTTCTAAGGCGAAAGGTGGAAAGCCAAAGGACAAATTTATTCGCGGCCTTGCCTGGGTAGCGTGTAGATGGGCGGGGCTTGTAAGACCAAGAGTGATTATGCTGGAGAATGTAGAAGAATTCAAGACATGGGGACCACTTAACCGGCGAAAACATCCAATCAAGTCCAAGCAGGGAAAGACATTTGAGAAATTTGTGCAGCAGCTCACAGAGCTCGGATATGAAGTACAGTTTCGTGAACTGATAGCTGCGGATTATGGTGCGCCGACCATGCGAAAGAGGTTCTTTCTGATTGCCCGATGTGACGGCAACCCGATTGTGTGGCCAAAGCCAACACACGGACCGGCAGACAGTGAAGCGGTGAGAAATGGTAGTCTTAAACCTTATGTCGGAGCATATACGCAGATTAATTTCAATAGACCATGTCCTTCAATTTTTGATACATCTGAGCAGATCAAGAAAAAATACGGTATCCGTGCAGTGCGGCCGCTTGCACCAAAAACAATGGCACGAATTGCAAGAGGACTGAAAAAGTTTGTCCTTGAAAATCCGGAGCCGTTTATCATTCAGTGTAATCACGGTGGAAAGCGCAGACCAAACAATATAAAAGAGCCAATGCCGACTATTACAGGAAAACACGGATATGGGATTGTCGAACCAACGCTTGCACCGTATATGGGTACCAATACAACAAATCATCCGGGAGGAAGTTGTAAAGATCCTATACATACCATCACAACCGGGAATCAGCAATGTGTAATCAGCCCGTTATTGATTCAGTATCATTCCGAAACAGTGCAGGGAGAGGTGAGAGGACAGACGATAGCTGATCCGGTTATGACTGTTGATAGCTCAAATAGATATGGGCTGGTTACATCATTCCTGCATAAATATTATGACGGTGGATATAAAGGAGCAGGAGAAAACATAAATAATCCGCTGCCTACTATTACAGCATGGGATCACAATAGTGTAGTGACAGCAAATTTAATCCAGATGAATAATCACTGTGATGGAAAGGATATTCGCCAACCTTTGCCAACGATTACAGCAGGGGATGGACATTTTGGAGAGGTACGGGCTTTCCTGACGAAATATTACGGAGCAGGTACAGGTCAGAGTGTAAAAGATCCTCTTGATACTATAACCGCACAAGACCGTTTTGGTTTGGTAGTAATTGCCGGGACAGAATACCAGATTGTAGATATCGGATTGAGGATGTTGGAGCCAAGTGAATTGTACGGATGTCAAGGTTTCCCGGAAGATTACATAATCGATCATGATTACACTGGAAAGAGGTATCCGAGAAGTGAACAGGTCAGGAGATGCGGAAATGCAGTGTGTCCACCAATACCCGCTGCATTGGTAAAAAGTAATCTGCCTGAGCTTTGTGTTGCAGTCAGAAATCCGATTTGCAGGACGGATAGGATGAAAGAGGAGACCGGTGGGCAACTGAGATTTGCATAGGAAAGGGGAAAGCTGAAATGAATTCTTTTAGATATTACAGTGATTTAGACAGGCATCCGTTTACTGGAGAACGAAAGGTAAACTTTAAGGTAAAGGTAACGGAAAAGGAAAGCTTGAAGAAGTTCTTCAGTGAAACAGTAGGAACGAAGTGGATTCAAAACGTGACACCGGGAAAAATATACGAGATCTACAAAGTAGAAGGATATGGAGATTGTACAGATTTTTACTTTAAAGATGATTCGGGAAAAGAACAGTATTTGGCTGATTTCTTTTTTGAGGAGGTAGAAGATGATTGAAATACTTGATGTCAAGGATGCAGAACCAAAGAAATTGGACATCACACCGGAGCTTGCACTGGCAGCTTACAACACGCTGATCCAGTTCTGCCGGCAGCAGGAAGGAATGATTCTGTGTAGCAGATGCGTTTTGCACAATAGCTGTCCAGCGATAACTGATCGCGCCCCAGCACCCGAGAAGTGGGAAGAAATCCATTATCCCAGAATGACGAGCAACACCACAATCGAATATCTGAAAGATGGCAGAGCACAGCTGATCACCTACGGCAGAAGCGAAGATGCAGAGAAAGCATTTAAGGAGATGAAGAAGAATGGCATATAAAAATCATGAGGGTTATCCGGATCCGACTTCTGGACAGGCTATGAAGGGAGCTCACTGGGAAGAACTGCAGCAGTTACGTGAGAAGGAACATGGCCTGAAACGCGGACAGAAGATTGTACTCACTGAAATGTACAGAGAAGAACATAAGCCGGCCAGAAAAATCCAGAGAACCTATATCGTTCTTGAACTGTACAAGTATTGTGTGTTACTGAAAGACGATAAGGGATATCGCACAGCACCGTCATACATACAGCTGAAAATGATGATGAGGGGTGTTGTATAATGGGGATTAAGGTTACCAGGGATATGTTGGATCGGTACCGGAAGCTGAAACAGGAGATACCGGTGTTGGAGCTGGAACTACTGATGATGAAGAATACAGAGGCGGGACTTGGGAATGATACGATCTTCGATTACCAGACCGGTTATCCCAGACCACAGAGTGTTGTAGGCTTTGATCAGAAGAAGTATGACCGGCGGGAGAAGGTTCTGGAGCGCAAGAAAGAGAAAGTCAAGGTCATGGATCAATGGATTGACGACATTAAGGACGGACAGACCAGATGTGTGTTCCGGATGTTCTACAAACAGAATATGACGTGGAAGGCGATTGCGAAGCAGATCGGCATGCCGCACAATGAGGATTATCCGAGACTGATGATTCGAGATAAGTATTTAAAAAATCAGGGTATAAAGTAAAAATAGTTCGGATTATTCGGTTAATTCGTTGTACAATGAGAATGTAGCCAAAGGCTTAAAGGCCGGCGGCTCTTTCCCCGCTTCTCCGAAAAGAGAAGTTAAAAATATTCTACCCCAAGAATATAATTTTCAAAATGGACCTCGTAGAAATTACGGGGTTCTTTTTGTGTAGTTTTCCGATATGGACATTTACGAACAAATGTTCTATAATACAAATACCCTGTAAGATATATATCAGAAACACTATTTGTTGAAAAATGTCAGATTGTGGAGTATGATTTAAGCAAATTATATTTTATGGGGGACTTGCGTATGGCATCAATGACTGTAGAATTTTTTAAAGTAGTATTGAAAAATAGCGCAAACAACGGGGAAGAAGACTACAAAATTATCAAAAGTATTTTTGAGGAGATTACGAATCAAAGTACGGTTCATGAAAATTATCAGTCCATAGATATCTCTCCAGAGATTGAACCTAATAGCGTAGAGCCCAAAGAAATAATGGATTTTTTTGAAGATCAGAATTATTTGTTTGGAAGAGCATGCAGAAAAAAGATGAATAATGCAATGTTAAAACGAGATTATCAGACATTGCAGGCAGATGAAGTTTTTACTGATGCCGAATCAAGAAAGCAGGGAATAGAGGTATTTACGTTCTTTTTGTATGATTACGATAAAGGAATTGTATCTATTGTTAATGCAAAAGGAGCTCCTGGAACAAAAGCATTGGGAAAGGCAATTGAAACATATAAACCAGAATATAAGTTGGAGTTTCATAATATACCTAATGAAGAGGGAATCAGAGTATTATATAATTCGGAATTTCCTCAAATATCAAAACTTGAATTTGAAGTTCCAACACCAAATGCTGAATTTTTACAAAGTGTTCTTGGTTTAGATGAAGACGTAATCAGGGAAATGATACAGGATGATGTTTTTACAACATCTGTAGCATTAAAACCAATACCGTACGGAAAGTTATCTAAGAAAAAAGAAACGGTAAGAGAAGTACTGGATGTATTGTTTAAAAGGAAAGGTAACTTTTCTAAGACGGTAGTAAGAGGAAGTTCAGAAAAATTCAATAGTAGAAATTTTGATTTAAATGCAAAAATGTTTACTTATCCAATAGATGTTAAAACATATAGAACGGAATATGGAAAGAAAATAAATTATAATTTGCAAGATGTAGTTGAACAGTTTCGTGTTGGACTGCACAAGGCATATGAAGAAAATTATGATTTGATTGTTGGTATAGCTGATCGATAGGAGAAGATAAATGTGAAGTTCCTTTATAAACAGAATTATATGACAAAGATATTGGCTATTGGATTAATATCTGCAATTTTGTGTATATTTGCTCATAAGGCGAATTATATAGTTATTCCGATGCCCCAAAATGATATTCCTGAATATCATACAAATATATTAACGATTAATTCCATATTTAGCGGGTTTGCTTTGACAAATTTAGGAATATTGTTAACTATGTCTGATGATCAGCTTATAAAGAAACTTGAAGGGACAGATATACTAAAGAAAAGAAATGTTGTTATTGGTCACTCTATCATTTTTGGTGCAATTTCAATATTTATTTCAGTATTTTGGGTACTGAAAATAAATCTTAGCTTTTTTTCTATGTTAATTGGAAAAGAATGCTTTTTAGTGATTAGAGAGTTTTTCTTTTATGTTGAAATTATATCTCTTGTAATTAGTATATTTTACTTTTTGCTTTCGGTTGAGAAGATGATACAGTTATTAAATTTACTTCATATACCACGAAAGAGATATAGTGATAAACAAGTTGATGAATTAAGAAAACGGATATTTGGAAAAGACAATAATTAACACAGCACCCTTCGGGGTGCTTTTCTAATGCCAATTTTCGTACAGCGTGCACAGCACCAGCGCATACATACTTTAGGCATGGATTCACTGTATGTAAGCGTTAGCACCTCCTTTCGTCACGGCAGCAATCGGCTGTCGTGTATGGTGCTGGCAGGACTGTATTTTACATAATAACAAAAACGAAACGATTGAGAGGTGGTGAGGCTTGGCCAGAGCACCAGATAAAAGAATAGAAGAAGCCAGACAGTTATATCAGCGGGGAATGAAATTAGTTGAGATTGCAAGTCAACTAAACCTGCCTGAAGGTACCGTCAGAAGATGGAAATGCACCCATAAATGGGATAGCGAACGTTCGGATAAAAATAGCGAGCGTTCGGAAAAGAAAAAAGTGAAGAAAAAGAAAGCTGCTGAGAGTGAAGTTGATCAGGTGATGGAGAATCCTGACCTAACCGACAAACAGCGGCTTTTTTGTATTTACTATATCCGTTGTTTCAATGCAACAAAAGCATATCAAAAAGCGTATGGGTGCAGTTATGAAATAGCGATGAGAAGCGGCAGCAGGATGTTGAGAAATGTTGAGGTAAAAAAAGAAATCATGAGGCTGAAACAGGAGCATCTTAATAGAGAGTTCCTATCCGAAGCAGATATCTTTCAGAAATACATGGATATAGCTTTTGCAGACATCACTGACTACATGACATTCGGTACGGAAGAGGTACCGGTTATAGCAATGTATGGACCTGTGAAGATAAAGGATCCTGAGACTGGCGAAGAGAAGCAGCTTACAAAGATTGTGAATACAGTCCGGTTCAAGGACTCTTCCGAGGTGGATGGTACTATCCTGTCAGAAGTGAAGCAGGGAAAAGACGGTGCCAGCATTAAGCTGTCTGACCGGATGAAAGCTCTACAGTGGCTATCAGATCACATGGATATGGCAACAGAGGAGCAGAAAGCGAAGATTGCTCAGATGAAAGCTCAGACGGAACGTCTGGCAGCAGCACCGACAGACGGAGAAGAGGATGGAGTTGAGATCATAAACGATGCGGACGAAAAAGCAGGTCAGAATATCAGAGATAGTGATTCCAAAATATCTTCCGGTATTTAATAATAAAACATATAAACACATTATCCTTACGTCTGGCCGTGCCGGCACAAAATCCAGTTTTGCAGCAATCCGAACGGATTACCAGATTGTGGCAGATGCGCATGGTTCAGTGGTAGTGCTCAGAAAACATCATAATAAGCTGCGAAAAACAGTCTATAAGGAAATGCTCCGTGGTATCAACCGTCTCCAGATTCCAAAGAACCGGTTTTATATAACCAAAAGTCCGATGGAAATCACATACAAGAAATATAACACCACAATTTACTTCTCCGGATCCGATGGCATAGACGATACCAAAGGTATTATTGACGAGGACAAACCAATCAAGCTGGTTGTTCTGGATGAGCTGACCGAGTTCTTTGATGATGGCGAAGGTGAGGACGAACTGGCAAATATAGAAGCAACATTCGTCCGTGGAAACAAAGCTGGTTTCCAGATGATCTATCTGTATAATCCACCAAAGAATCCGAATGCAGCAGTAAATCTCTGGTGTAAGAAGATGGAAAAGCGTCCGGATTGCATTCATATCCACACGGATTACAGAGATGTACCTGTAGAATGGCTGGGGCAGGACCTGATTGATTCTGCTGAAACAATGAAAGTATCTGATCCAAAGATGTATCGCTGGACGTGGCTTGGTGAACCGGTTGGTGTAGATGAGCTGATCTATTATATGTTCTCGGACCGTCACAGAAAGAAACCGGAAGATGGACGAACATATGAGAGGGTTTACATAGGTGGAGACTATGGACAGCAGAATGCAACCACCTATCAGGCTTTTGGACTGGATACATACAGGCAGAAGTTCCCGGGGCTTGATGAGTACTATCACAGTGGCAGGGAATCCGGGATTCAGCGAAGCCCGTCAGAATATGCCAAAGATCTTGTGACATTTATAGATGAGCTGCATGAGACATATGAAACAAAAGTATTTTATATATGTCTGGATCCATCAGCAAAAGGTTTACAGGAAGAAATAAAGCGGGCAACCAGAACAGGACTGGATTATCAGGTACTGATCAGGGACGCGGAGAACGATGTAGCACTGGGAATCAGCAGGGTACAGAAATTATTTGTGTTTGATGTACTCAGTATTTCGCCAAAACAGGAAAATCTGATCAGAGAGCTGGGAATCTATGAATATGATAAGAAGTCCATTGAGAAGGGCAAAGAGGTACCAATCAAAGAAAACGATCATGGATGCGATGCATTACGCTATGCCTGTATGACAGCATGGAAACACATAAAACGCTGGCTTCCGACAGCTCCGTTAGAAGAAAAGGAATACATTGTGGATATTGCAAGAAAGGACATGGGTGAAGATGGATATTTTTAATTATTTTGAGAAAAAAGGGATAGATACTTTGGACAAGTCCTTTTACCGTATGATCGCAGTGTGGGAAAGCTGGTATAAATCCAAAGTAAAAAATTTCACATTTTACAGAGTATATTCCGGACAGGGCACCTATTCCAGAAAGCAGAGAAAAAGCCTTGGAATGGCAAAGAAACTGTCAGAGGATATCGCAGATCTTTTGCTGAATGAAAGGGTACAAATCACTCTCAGTGATGAAAATACCGGAAGCTTTGTGCAGGATGTGCTGGATCAGAATCACTTTCTGGTATTAGGCAATGATTATCAGGAACGAAAGGCATATTCCGGAACAGTGGCATATATTCCATACCTGTACGATGCAGAAGCAACAGATGACGGACAGATCATTTCCGGAAAGATCGGAATCGATTATGTAAGTGCTGCCAACATCTTCCCGATCAGTTGGAACAATGGAAAAGTTACTGAATGTGGCTTTTTATTCCAGAAGACAGTGAACCGGAAGAAATATATACAGGTACAGATTCACCGACTGGAGGAAATGCAATATGTTATTGAGAATTCTGTTCTGGAATGTCAGCCCGGCAGCAGGGAGGGAAAAGAGTTACAGGAGAAAGAGTGGAAGCAGCTCTCGCCATTCAGACATCTGTCTTCAAGAGTAGAAACCGGATCCATGGAACCACAGTTTGTAATAGACCGCCTGAATATCGTAAACAATGCAGATGAAGACGAGAGTAACCCGATGGGGGTGGCTATCTTTGCAAATGCTTTAGACGTACTGAAAAAGCTTGACATAGAGTATGATTCATATGCGAATGAATTTGATCTTGGAAGAAAGAGAATCTTTGTTGCACCGGAACTTCTGAAGAACTCCGATGGATCGCTTGCGTTTGACCCGGAAGATTCCATCTTTTATAAGCTCCCTGATGATTATAATCAGGAAGCAGAGGGACTTATAAAAGAGATTAACATGGATCTGAGAGCGGAACAGCATTCTAAAGCAATCAATGATGATCTGAATTATCTTTCACTGAAATGTGGTTTCGGTACAGAACGGTACAAGTTTGACTGTTCCGGCGTGAAGACCGCCACAGAGGTTATCTCAGAAAACTCCGATATGTACCGGATGATAAAGAAGCATGAGATCATTCTGGAGGACGTACTGGAGGAACTTGTGAGAATTATTATCCGGCTGGGAATTGTCCTTGGAAACCCGTTAAATCCAGATACGGAGATCACCATAGATTTTGATGATTCCATTATAGAAGACAAAGAAGCAGAGAGACAGTCAGACCGTCAGGATGTCAGCATGGGTGCCATGGCTTTATTTGAATACAGGATGAAGTATTACGGGGAAACCGAAGAACAGGCAAAGGCAGCAGTACAGCAGCCGGAAGATAATACGGTGATTGAATGACACAGGGCGAGATTGAGAAGCTTACTGCAAAGACTGAAAATATATTTTCAGAACTGGAAATTCGGATCATGTCCGATATTGTGCGGAGAATAAAGGAGAATAATTTTTCCACAGCTACAGCAGACTGGCAGGTGAGCAGGCTCCAGCAGTTGGGAATGTCAGAAAAGCAGATTCGAGAGTGGATGCAGAAAGCGTTGAAAGCTTCAGATACAGAAATGGACCGTATTTTTTCTGATGAGGTATACAAGGAATATTACGGACATGCAAAAGCATATAAGTTGGCTGACCTGCAGCAGATTCCATTTGAAAAGAATACATTTCTTGCACAGTTGATTGAAGCCGTAAAGCAGCAGTTAAAAGGAGAATATCAGAACATTGCCGGTTCCATGGGCTTTGCAATCAAGGATCCGGCGAATGGAAGGATAAAATCTGTTCCACTCATGGACTATTATAGATCCACGATGGATAATGCAGTTCTTGATATCAAATCGGGAGCTTTTGATTATAATACAGTTCTGAATCGGACAATCAGGCAAATGACCGATTCAGGCATACGTTACATAGAATATGATTCCGGACACCGGGATAGGGTGAATGTAGTTGCCAGACGTGCAGTATTGACAGGATTCCGGCAGGTGCAGGGAAAGATCAATGAGCAGGCAGCGGCAGACCTTAATACAGACCAGTATGAGGTAAGTTATCACGTTGGTGCCAGACCCACTCATCAGCCATGGCAAGGAAAGGTCTGGACAATGCAGCAGTTACAGGAAGTATGTGGGTTGGGTGAGGTAACCGGTCTGAAGGGAGCCAACTGTTATCATGACTATAAACCGTTTCCGCCGGGCTCTGTAAGAACCTACACAGATGAACAGCTTGCCCGGATGAACAAAGAAGAGAATACCCCAAAAGAGTACAACGGTAAACAGTACACTACTTATGAAGCCCTCCAGCAGCAGAGAAAGATGGAACGCAATATGCGGGCACAGCGTCAGAAAATAAAGCTTCTTCAGGCGGGCGGAGCTGATGAACAGGATATCATTCTTGCAAAAGCAAAATATCAGGGGCAGATGCAGACTTACCGGGATTTCTCGGAGAAAATGAAGCTGCCGGAGCAGAAAGCACGTATCATGCAGGACGGTCTGAGAGGAAAGTTCATGCCGACGAAGGTGGAGCATGCAAAAGTAGAGAAGATATCCGAACGAAAGATTGCTGTTAAAGAAAAGCAAGTACGACAGTCAAAATTTTCTGAACGTTTTACTGAATTAAACAATGGTCAGAAGGATATAATTACAGTCAGAAGACTTATGAACAATCTTAATAAAACGGAAATTGGAAAAGAAACTGTTGCGTATATTGCTGATCATCCAGAATTGAATATAAATATGTGTTATAAAGTTGATGCACCTGAAAATGTTTTTGGAGTACAAGAGGTAAACGATATTTATATTTATGCGACTAAAACAGCTACAGTACAAAAAACAGCAGAGACGCTCGTGCATGAAATAACACATCATAGATACGATATTGGTGGAAATCAATGGGCTGAATGTGTTTGTAGAGTGCAAGAATTAAAGCATCGAAATAATGTTGATAAATTGACCGGAAATGAACTACGTGATATAATTAAGTCAGTCAAAAGAGATTATCCGGAATACAAGTGGAGGTAGGCATATGAGCAATGTTGAAGAACTCTTTCAGAGAATAAAAAAAATGCGAAATGGAGAGAAGGTTGTATGTTCACATTGTGGAAAAGGAATTATGCGTCCTGTAGGAGATTGTAAAACAACTCATTGCTTTATCTGCGACAAATGTAATGTAAAATTAAATATTGATTAAAATACCACCACCAGAAATGGCCGGTGGTATTTTTGTACCCAATTTTAAGAAAGAGAGGATAAAAGAATATGAAAAAATTATTTATCAGCCAGCCTATGAGAGGCAAAACAGATGAGGAAATCCTTGCAACCAGAGAAAAAGCGATCAAAAGTGCGGAAGAAAAGATAGGAGAGCCTGTTGAGGTGATTGACTCTTTCTTCCAGTCGGCTCCTGCAGATGCGAGACCGCTCTGGTATCTTGGGAAGTCTTTGGAGCTTTTAGCTACAGCGGACATTGCTTATTTTGCAGAAGGATGGGCTATGGCCAGAGGCTGCAAGATAGAGCATACTTGTGCTGCTGAATACGGAATTGATCGTATAGAAGAATAATTGCGCCAGCGCAACGAGGAGGTAAACATGATACAGGTAAAGATTACTTCCAAAGGAATACAGATGAATGGTCATGCGTGCAGATCAGTAAACGGTCAGGACATTGTATGTTCTGCCATTTCAGCGTTGACCTGTAACCTGATCAATTCCATGGAAGAACTGACAGACAACCGGATCAGAGCGGAAACAGCTTCCGGAAAGACAAGCTTAGAATGGCATAATCTGGACAACAGGGGAAAACTTCTGGTAGATTCGTGGTTTCTGGGACTCACAGCAATCAATCAGGAATACAACTGCATAGAATTTATTTAGCCAGCCGGGGAGGCTGGTTTTATTATGCCCAAAGCATGAAGGCAGTAAAAGCTTTGTGGTGCCTGTCGAGGCAATACGGAGGTAAATATGAAGTATAAAGCAATTATGAATTTACACATTTTCGATGAGGGCGGAGATGGCGGAAACGGTGGCTCCGGAAATCAGAACGGAAATGGCGGGACTGGCAGCAGTGGTCAGGCAGGAAGCACTGGGTACACATTTGAACAGGCAGAAGAAATAGCCAACAGCAGAGCGGAGAGAGCAACACGTGCGGCCCTTGCAGATTTCTACAGAAAACAGGGGCTCAGTGAAGAACAGATCACGACAGCGATTGCTGATTTTAAGGCAAAGCAGAGAGCAAATCAGCCGGATGTGGATGCAATCACACAGGAGAGAGACGAGGCACAGAGAGAACTCCAGCAGCTGAAGAACGAGAAGATTCTTACAGCAAAAGGTGTGAAGGCAGATGATCTGGATTATGTTCTGTTTAAGGTAAACAAAATGGTTGATGATAAAACTGATTTTACCAAAGCAGCCGAAAAATTCCTGAAAGAAAATCCAAGATATTCCGGAGGCGGCACTTACAGAGTGTCAACTTCCACTGGAGCAGACAATCAGAATGCAGGTGGGAACGTGAATGCTTCCATCAACGACCGGATCCGAGCTGCAATGAGAAGATAAGGAGAAGAAAATGAACAGAAACAGAATGAATTTAAGAATTTTTGACAATGACACCAATATTATTGACCGTACTGGTGCGGAATCTCTGATTCCCATTCAGGAATCAAATGAGATTATTCAGGGAGTGGTTACTCAGTCTGCTGTACTGCAGAGAGGGCGCAAGCTTCCGAATATGACTTCAAGACAGTACAAAATGCCGGTGCTTGATATGCTGCCAATCGCATACTTCGTAAATGGCGATACAGGACAGAAAAAAACCACAAAGCAGGCATGGGATAAGAAATTTATTACCGCGGAAGAAATTGCGGTTATTGTACCGATTCCGGAGGCAGTGCTGGATGATTCAGATTATGATATCTGGGCAGAGGTAAGACCGAGAATTGTGGAAGCGTTCGGAAAGGTTATTGATGGTGCAATCCTGTTCGGAACCGATAAACCTGCATCATGGAGAAATGATATCGTGGCAACTGCAACAGCGGCCAAGACAGTTGTTGGGCTGGGTGCTGCGGATAACCTGTATGACAAGATCATGGGGGAAGATGGTTCTATTGCCATGGTCGAGAACAGTGGTTATTTTGTAAATGGCCATATGGCAGATATTTCCATGAGAGCAAAGCTGCGAGGCCTGAAAAATGCAAATGGTGATCCTCTGTTTAAGAGCGATATGCAGAGTAGCACTACATATTCACTGGATGGCAGTCCGATGAACTTCCCGAACAATGGAGCGTTTGACAAGAGTAAGGCACTGATGATCTCAGGAGATTTCTCACAGCTTGTATATGCAATCCGTCAGGACATCACCTTTAAACTCTTCACAGAAGGTGTTGTACAGAATACTGATGGAACTATCGCGTACAACCTGATGCAGAATGATATGGTTGCCCTCAGAGCCGTTATGCGTCTCGGCTGGGAAATTCCAAATCCGATTAACAGTCTTCAGAAAGATAAGACAAAGAGATGTCCATTCTCTGTACTGAAAGCAGGAGAATAATGTGAGGTGAGCTTTTATGTATGTAACCTATGGATATTATGAGTCTAAATATCTTCTTGACAGGGAACCGGTGATCCCGGAGGATGATTTTCAGTTTTGGGAGAAGCAGGCGCAACGGATTCTGAACCAGTACACGTTTAACCGTCTGGTGCTTGCTACAGGGCTTGTGACAGATGAGGTGAAAGATTGTGCCTGTGAGCTTGCAGAGCTGTTGTATGAGGCGGATAAGAGCGCACAGCAGGCATTAGAACAGGGCGGTGTTTTGCAGTCGTATTCTAATGATGGAGAATCGGGAACATTTGACCTGTCACAGTCTGTTTTTACAGAAGAAGGTAAGAGAAAAAAAGCAAGGGAGATTATCCACAGATATCTTGGACATACAGGACTCTTATACAGGGGAATATGAAAATGAACCGGAATTATATTCATACCATCACTTTATACAACCGGATTCAGGCAGCAGACAGCGAGGACAGAAAGGAGCACTGGAAAAAAACAGTGCTCCATAATTGTTTTTGGAAGTCTGTCATCAATACCGGATTTAGTGGAACACAGGCAAGTGTACAGAACTCCTATGTAGTACGAATCCCGTTGGATGACAGGTATCTGCCATATGCGGAATATAAAGCCAATCCAGAGGGGCGCTTTACGGTGTCTCAGGGAGATGTTGTTATATGTGGAGAATGTCTGGAAGAAATAACCGGAGAATCCGGCAAGACATCAGCACAGGTGCTGAACAGACATAAACCAGAAGCTTTTAAAGTAACTGCTTTTTCGGATAATACGAAATTTATGCTTGCGAAGCATTACCGGCTGGGAGGCTGATACTGTGAAAGTGGAATTTAACTGGAATGATCCCGGCGACCAGATTACGAAAGAAATGACCGGCGGGCGGCAGGGGATGCTTTTTCTGGCAACTACGGCGGCAAGACTGATGGATTCGTATGTGCCGGCAGACAACCTCGTACTTGCACAGAACATCACGCTCAGTGCAGACGAAGATGTTGGACATGTAACATACAACAGCCCCTATGCCCATTACCAGTATGAGGGTGAATTGTATGGTCCAAACTATCCAATCACTGACGGTGGGGAAGTTGTGGGATTTTTCTCGCCTCCTCATAAAACTCCGACAGGAAAAAGGCTGGAATACAGTACGTTCCGGCATCCGCTGGCAACAGATCACTGGGATAAAGCTATGATGACTGCACGAAAGGAAGATCTTGTGAAATCCTATGAGGAATATCTGAAACGGAGGTAAAACGTGACAAAGCACGATGCAATAAAGCAATATTTTGAACCCAAAGTGGAAGAACTGGCAGGAAATCTGCTTAACTTCAATTTTTCTCCGGAATCGGAGGACAGTATTTCACTGATTACGAATTACTCTGACAAGGCAAGAAAGAAATACATTACCGGTGATGTTGAGAAGGAGTATGGATTTACTGTCATTATCGTAAAGTCCTATTCATCTGGATACGATGATCTGAATCTGGAAGCCATGAATTTTGCACAGTCATTCATGGACTGGCTGGATGAACAGGACAGGAATAAGGATTATCCGGATTTCGGAGAGAACTGTAAGATTGAAAAGATGGAATGCCTTCAGAACATGCCAAATCTGTCAGGAATTAACCAGAACGGAACAATGGCACGTTACATGATACAGGCAAGAGTGATTTACAAAGAAAGGAAGAAATGACTATGAAATTAGCAAGAGAAGCATTAGCCCATTATCTGGATGCATCATGGAAAAAAGATCCGACGAAAGCAGAATGGGAAATTATCGGAGAAGATATCGAAGACATGTCTGTTGACCTGAATCCGGATGTAACTTCGAAAAAGAATATTCTTGGAAAAACAAAGACGAGCGATAAAGGATATGAGCCATCAATCAGTGCAGATCCGTACTATGCAGATCCGTCCATGAAAATCTATCCACATATCCGTGAAATCGCAATGGACAGACTGAAAGGTGATGCGTGCAAAACAGTTATGCTTGAGGTTATTGTGGAAGACACGGAAGCAGCAAAACATCTTGCATACGCACAGGAAGTGCTTGTGAAACCGCAGTCTTATGGCGGCGATCCGGAAGGAATTAACTTCCCGTTCAACATTCACGAGGACGGCGACCGCATCAAAGGCTATGTAACCAATGAATCTCTCAAATCTGGAAAACCGGTATTTGCAGAAGGAGAGATTACAGTGTAAAAGAAAGAGGGGTGTCCGATTCGGACACCCTGAATTTTTGTAGAAAAGGAGAAGGTCATGGAACAAACTACTACACCAAACAAAATGAATACAATGGTAATCGATGATGGTAGTAAGACTTATACGATCGAAAACAAACAGGGGAAAAGCCTTGCAGAATTTTGCTTTCGTCCGGCAGATACCAATATTATAAGCCGCTACAAGGAAGTATCGAAATTCTTCCAGAATTTTGTCATCACAGAAGAAGATCCGGATATACAGAAATATGAAAAACAGGTAATTGAACAGATGAACTATCTGGTAAATGCAGATGCTGGAAACGCATTTTTTGGCATTATGGGACCGTTTTCGCCAATGCCGGATGGAACATTATTCTACGAAACATGCTTGGATGCGGTATGTAATGTAATCAATCAGGAGCTGGATGTTCGACTGGAGAAGATGCAGAAACGTACCGGCAAGTATACAAAGAAATATTACAAGCCGAAACGGAGAAAAAAATCATATCATGGACGATAAATGGAAGCTGCCATATTCGATTGAATTAAACGGAGAATTGTATGACATCCGGACAGACTTCCGGGTAATACTGGACATTCTTCAGGCAATGTCAGATCCTGAATTAACAGAACAGGAAAAGAATGTGGTGATGCTCCAGATCCTGTATTGCGATCCGGATGATATTCCAGAAGATTGTCTGGAAGATGCCTTGCTGAAAGGTAAAGAATTTATTGATTGTGGCATTTCGGAAGAGGAACATACATCAAGAATAAAACTGATGGACTGGGAACAGGATTCACCAATCATAGCACCGGCCATCAATAAAAACATCGGACGGGACATCAGGTCATTAAAATACCTGCACTGGTGGACTTTTATGGGTGCATATCTTGAAATCTATGAAGGGCTGTTCCATCAGGTGCTTATGATCCGGCAGAAAAAAGCCAAAAATCAAAAACTGGAAAAATGGGAAGCAGAATTTTACAGGAACAACAAGAAACTGATTGATCTGAAAAATAACAGCAGGGAACGTTCACAGGAAGAAAAAGATGCACTGAGAGAATTACTGGGTTATAGGAAGAAAACAAGGTGACAGTATGGCAGACGGAACGATTACGATTGATACAGCAATTGATAAAAAAGGCCTGAAAGTAGGCATCAGAGAAGTGGAAGAATCTGCAAAACGTGCAACTTCCTCGTTGGAAAAGAATATTGGAGAGAAGACGAGGCTTGCAATTCAGAAACAGATTGATGCACTGTCGAAATTAAATAATCAATATGTGCAGCAGGCACAGAAAGTTGATGAGCTTAAGCAGAAAATTAAAGAGCTGTCTGCCCAGAAGGTTGAAACAGAAAGTTACAAAAATCTGACAAAGGAGATGGACAGTCTCTATAAAAAGTCCGCAGAACTTGAAAGTAAATTAAGTGAATGGTCAAAAATGGGTGTACCAGAGAGGTCACTTGGTTTTAAAGAAGTCGAAAAAGAACTGAATTCTGTAATACTCAAAATGGAAGAAGTAGAGCGAAAACAGGAAGAGATGCGTAAATCAGGAACGGCTTATGTAAATCCTGAAAACACGCAGAATTATCAGAGTGTCTCAGCAAAACTTACAGCAGAAGAACAGAAACTTCAGGACATGGGTAACAGGCTTGAAACATCGTACGCATCAATTGAACAGAAAATCAAGTCATGTGGGGAAGCGGCTCTTAAAGCAGGATCAAAGATGGAAACATTTGCAAAGGCAACTCAGAAATTCTCAGGGAAGATGATTACGTCCGGATTAGATGGAATCAGGAGAAAAATCTACGAGGCGGCACAGGCTACAAATAATCTTGTAAAAAGATTATTACAGATATCTTCCAATGCGATAATCAGTGGATTGAAAAGAATTTCTTCCGGTATATTTGCAATACATAAAACAGCAAATAAGAGCACGTTTTCATTAAAACGGATGCTTGCAACGTCATTGCTGATGGCAGCAGTGTTCAGGGGAATATCTGGCACCATGAGTGGAGTAACAACCGGATTTCAAAATCTGGCACAGTATTCTCAGAGAACAAATGCAGATATATCCCTTTTGATGTCTTCACTGACACGGCTGAAAAATTCATTAGCAACTGCGTTCGCACCGATTCTGACGGTAATAGCACCAATCCTGAGCAGCTTCATTGACATGCTCTCACGGGCGGCTACGTATGTAGGAATGTTTTTTGCATCACTCACAGGACAGAAAACATTTACAAAAGCGGTCAAAGTTCAGGAAAATTATGCTGCAGGGTTGGGAAAAACAGCAACGAATGCAGAGAAAGCAGCCAAAGCACTTAAGCGGTATTTAAGTCCTCTGGACGAGATGTCCAGATATGAGTCTGAAGCAAACAATGATTCAGGCGGAAACTCAGGAGATGACGGATACACAGCACCTGCACCGGGGCAGATGTTTGAGGAAGTTCCAATTGAGAACAAAATCAAAAAAATAGCCGATAAGATCAAGAAGTTTATAAAATCAGAGGATTGGGAAGGTCTGGGAAAATTCCTTGCTGACGAGATCAATAAGGGGATGCGGCATGTTTATGACGCTATCAGTTGGAAGAAAGCCGGACCTAAAATTACGAAATTTGTAAGAGCCTTTACCAGAACATTTAACAGTCTGGTGAAATATCTGGATTTTGACCTGTTAGGCAGAACAATAGGTGCCGGAATTAATACTGCAATACGAACGGCAAATCTTCTGATCGGAAATGGTGGTATTGATTTCAAACAGCTCGGAAGTAAGCTTTCACAGGGATTAAAAGGAGCTGTCAGGGAAATAAGCTGGACGGAGCTTGGCAACCTTCTCGGCAACTATTTCATGATCTCCTGGCACTTGCTGAATGGCTTTGTTACCGACATGTCTAAGAAAAACGATGCCGGTTTAACAGGATGGGCAGAAATAGGAAAAGCTCTTGGAAAGACTGTAAATGGACTTTTTGATAAAGTGGATTTTTCTGAAATTGAACTTACTCTCACGGATGGATTAAACGGTGTTTTCGAATCATTGGAGAATTTTACCAAAACAGTCAGATGGGATATTCTGGAAATGAATGTAACCGATGGATTGAATACAGCATTTTCCAATATGAAATGGGAAGATGCAGGAAAGTCGTTGAATGATTTCATTGGCGATCTGGTTGGATTTCTGATTGGCATTCTTAAAAATACGAACTGGGAAGAATTTGGCGAAGGTCTTGGCACTATGCTGAGTGAAATTGACTGGGGAAAATACCTGTGGGATATGATTATTGCAATCAAAGATGCAATAGGAAATCTGTTTGACGGTTTAGAGAAAGGTGGTACGGCCGGAAAGATTGCTGCTTTCTTGGGTAAAGCATTTCTCACTGTGAAGATAGCACAGATCACAGGTTTGGACAGTCTTATAAAACTACTGATAGGGGCAATTGGAAAGAAATTATTTACTTCTGAGAACATTGCCAGTATAGCAAGTTCGCTGAAAAACTTATTCAGTGGTGGTTCAAAAGAAGCAGGTGAGCTTTTGGGTGATCTTGGTGAAGCAGCAGCAGGATCCGGCAGTAAATTCGGGATGCTTGCAAAAGAACTTGCACCATTAGTTGGGGAAGCTGGTCTGATTGTTGGAGTTGCAGCAGCAGCGGTATATGCGACATCAAAAATTGCGGGAATGGTGGAAACTATGCAGGGCGGTAACGGAATGACTACTCAATACGGTGGTTATTTACATGATTACGCAACACAACTTGCTAGTGTAGCAAAACTCACAAACAATCAATCGGAAGAATTATGGAAATTAATTGAAACTGATGAAGAACTTGGAAAATCACATGATGAAATGTACGCTGATATGGTTAGCAAACTTTCTGAGTATGGTGTTTCGGCAGAGCAAGCTAGAACAGCTCTTGAGCAATACGGAGCGCAAGCAGGTATATCAGCAGATTTTGTTGAAGGAATGACTGATAAAATATCTGCTCTTGGGGACGGTATCTCTGAGGCTGCTGGCAAATTTGATACCAGCAAAATTAGTGTGTCTGATCTGAAAGATACCTTATATCAGTTGACACTTAAATCTGATGAATTTGGAGGAGTCTATAAGACTGCATGGGATAAAATCAGTGAAGTACCTTACAGCAACACAACTGATGCGTTAGATGCTGTTTACACATGCCTAAAAGATGCCGGAGTGCCGCTCGACGAACTTGATAAAAAACTGCGTGAAGATTTCCCGAATGCAGTGCAGGCAACAAAGACCAGCGTAGATGCATCTATGACAGGAGCGCAGCAGACTGTAACGTCAACAACTTCGAAAATGAAAACGGATGCAGAAACAAATCTGGCAGGGGTTCAGAAAGCGGCAGAAGATGCAGCAGGTGGTGTGAATACTTCTACAGTGAAGAACTGGGGAAATTCTGCAGCAGAGGTCGATAAAAACCTTGACCAGATGAAACAGACGGCAAACCTGAAACTTGGTGAGATGCAGAAAACAGTGGATTCCCATTTTACGTCACAGTACAATGTCATGACAAAAAAATGGGAAAAAGCAGGAGAACGTATTTCTCAAATTATTTCGAGTATGGAAACATCAACAGGAAGACAGTTCGAAAAACTTGAAAGCCTGATGCAATCAGCCGGAACCAGAATGGGAAATAATCTGGCAAATGGAGTATCCAAGGCTGCAACTGGAATTACCAGAACAATTAATGAAATTATTGGTAAGGTAAATAATACAATCAGCAATATTAATGGTGCGGTAGGTGGAATTGAGCGTTCATTTACGTTTAATTACAATTATACGAACCCTGTCACGAAGACAGCCGGAAAATATAGCTCATGGCTCAGCCTTCCACGGGTAAACAGTGTTCCATATCTTGCAAGTGGCGCGGTTATTCCTCCGAGATCAGAGTTCATGGCTGTACTGGGAGATCAAAAGAGTGGAAATAATCTGGAAGCTCCGGAAGGTCTGATACGTAAAATTATAAGAGAAGAAGTTCCACAAACACAGGGAGGAAACACTTATAATATATCTGCAAAAGCAAAGGGAAAGACAATATTTGAACTCATTCTCGAAGAAGGAAAACTCAGTCAGGACCGTACAGGAAAAAATCCATTTTTACTGGTATAAGAGGTGACACATGATGCAGGAAAAATTATTGTTCAATGGAATTGAAATAAAACAACCGGATTCGGGAGCGCTCGGAGTTAATTTTGACACAACGTTTACAGAGGATTCAGGACGTATAATGAGTGGAACGGCATTTGTCGCTCCACTTTTTACAGTAGAATCCTATTCATATGAAGCAACAGATCTTACGCTTGAAGAAATGTCTCAGATTCTTCAGATTGTAGCCAAAGGAAAAATATTTAAATGTCGGTATCTTTCCGCCTATTACGGAAAATGGAGAACAGACGAATTTTATGTAGGAAAAGGAAGCTTAAACGTAGGAACATGGCAAACTTCAGAAGAAAAATATGACAAATTGAGTTTTAACATTATAGGAGTAAATCCGTTATGATAAATGCAAGTGTAGAATTTCGAAGAACGATGCAACGACGGACAGACTTCAAACCATCTGTAAGTATAACGTTTTTGGATGGCAGGACGGTAAACCTTACAGAACGCGATTTTTCGATAAACGGAAGTGAACTGACAGACGGAGCTGAGAGCAACAGCTTTCCACTGGGAGTAGCAATTGGAAGATCTTTTTCGATGGAGATCAAAAATCAAAATCAAAGATTTGAAGATTACAGCTTTTACAGGGCGATTGTCCGATTGCAGCTGCATTTTAAATTGGATTCTGAAATTATAGAAACAATTTATATGGGGAAATTTACAGTAACGACTCCAGAAACTTATGGAACAACTATTGCGGTACAGGCTGTGGATGATATGTATAAAGCTAATGCAAGTTATTCCACACAGTTAAAGTTTCCGGTAACACTGGGAGAAATGGTAATAGACTGTTGCAAACAATGTAATCTTCCGCTGGGGACAGCTGCTTTTAAAAACAGTAGCTTTTCTGTCAAAACAAAACCGGAAAACATAAGCTGCCGGGAGGTACTGGCACAAGCTGCAATGATAGCCGGTGGATATGCTAAAGTTGATAGAAATGGATATTTGCGAATCTGTACATATGACCTGTCAGTATTTGAACGGGAAGGTACAGGTGATGGAGGCAGCTTTGACAACAGTGAAGCTGCTGATTTTTATGTAGATGGAAATGATGTTGATGGTGGAAATTTTGATGATTATTCTTCTGGTGATGGATTGGATTCAGGAGCATTTTCCTCAATGGATGATTTTCACATGTTCTATAATTTCCTCTCATCACCACAGGCTGATGCAGATGATGTGGTAATAACCGGAATCCGGATTTCTGATACAGCAGGGAAAACATATCTCTGTGGAGAAGAAGGATATATTCTGAGCATAGAGAATCAACTTGCAAAAGGAAATGAGCAGAATGCGGTGAATGCAATCGGAAAATTGATAAATGGGTTTAAGTTCCGTGCTTTTTCAGGGGAACATACAGGTTATCCGCTCGCAGAATTTGGCGATGTATGCTATATCGTTGATCAGTATAAAAACGTATACCAGTCAATTCTGACAGACATAACATATCGTTTTAATGGAAAGACCTCGCTAAAGTGCAGTGCAGATAGTCCGTTAAGGAACAGCAGTAAAAACACCTACAATTCTGATTACATTAAAGCTGTGATAGCCGCACGTAATTACACCGATCAGGAAATGTCTGCCTACGACCTTGTCGTCCAGCAGATGAGCCAACTTGCTGCCAACACCATGGGATTTTACCAGACAACGGTCCATCAGGATAATGGCGCAGTGATCGTGTACAGACATGATAAGCCAAAGCTGAGTGAATCTAAGATAGTATACAAGTCCGGCATTGACGGATTTTTCGTGACACAGAATTATACCGGAAGGGATTCCACTACAGTATGGAAAGCCGGATTTGATTCTTCCGGAAATGCAGTGCTGAACATCCTGTCCGTGATAGGTATTCACTGGGACTGGGCAAGCGGCGGGACATTAAGCCTTGGCGGAAAAGGGAATGGAAACGGTGTTCTGAAAGTTTTTGATGAAAATGGAAAGTTAATCGGCCAGTGGGACAGAAGCGGTATTGTTGCACAGTCAGGGAAGTTTTCAGGGGACATAACCGGTGCCAGCGGTACTTTTTCAGGCAGATTGGATTCCCAGACAGGAAATATTGCAGGATGGGATATTTCAAGTGAGGGACTGAGTGCCGCAAAAATGAAGATCTACAGCAATAAGTCTATTAAGGCAAATGATTCACCGGATGATATTTTTACTGATGATCCTTATACGAGAATATATAAGGATGGTATTTCAACAGATCAGATATCTGCAAATGAAATTAATTTTACACCTAAAAAGGGCAGCACGTATTACAAAGGCACCACGAAAACGGTAACTGTGGTAACGGATGTAAGCGGTTCAACTGTTAAGTCCACAAAATTAACATTCATAGATGGAATGCTGGTTCATGAGACAGTTTAA